GCCGTAGTCGGCACCTTCGTGGCGACTGAAGAGCGCTTCATGCGGATAATACTGGCCATTTGGCCACCTCCATCGTTTCCTTATGTAAGGGGTGAGACGGGCCATTTACTTGGGCCCTGCACCTGTGGGCAGGATCAGAAGGTGCCGCCATCAAGCGCGATGCCATCAATGCTACCACCAGTGATGGCAACGGCATTGGCAGTTTGAACAGCAAGCGAGCCGAGCCCCAGATTACTGCGCGCTGTTGCCTTGTTTGGCAGGTCGGCAAGGTTTGAGGCCGCTGCGAGCTTGCCGGCCAGCCCATTGGTCACTGTACTGGCGAAGTTGGGATCGTCGCCGAGGGCCGCGGCCAGTTCATTGAGCGTATCCAGCGCCCCAGGTGCTGAATCAATCAGACCCGCGACCGCGGCTTGCACAAAAGCCGTACTCGCAACTTGAGTGGTGTTAGTCCCAGAAGCAGCCGTTGGCGCAGTGGGTGTGCCGTTGAACGCCGGTGAAGAGAGAGCAGCCTTTGTATCAAGAGCAGATTGCAGCCCAGTGACCTGGGCAATCGAGTGACTATGGGTGGCAGGTGTAAAACTCGTGGGCTTGCCGGTCACGCCCGTCCACGGCACACTATCAGCGGCCTCAGACGCATCGACCTTACCATCATTGTCTGTGTCATAGACCGATCGGGCCATATCGCCTGCGCCAAAGCCTGTGATCTCTTGCTGAACAAAAGCCGTGGTCGCGATCTGCGTGGTGTTGGTCCCAGAAGCAGCCGTTGGTGCCGTTGGGTTCCCCGTCAGTGCTGGCGAGGAGAGAGGCGCCTTGGCCGCTAGCGCCGCCTCAAGCCCGCTCACATCGGAAAGCGCATGGGCGTGTGTACTCGCAGCTTTGGCGGCCAGGCCAGCATCGAACTGCGATTTGCGCACAAGATCTGTCGCCGCACTCGCATCCTGGCTGGATTTGGGAACGGTGCTGAAGGTCTTAGCGCCCCCCACATTCTGCGAGCTCGTGACATCCACAAACGCGCCGCCACCAGCAAGGGCCACAATCGATGTGGCATTTCCCGACCCATCATCTCCCTTGCCAATATAAAGCGTATTGTCGACCTCGTTATGGGCGACCTCCCCTGACCTCAGGGCGGCCGGTGCGCCGGCATTGCCGGAGATGCGACGTTTGAACTGGATCGTGCTGGCCATCAGAAAAAGCCTCCATTGATGGGTGTGTCAGAGGGAAGAAGCGTGACGCCAGGCGGACCTTGCTCACCGCGCGCGCCTTGCGGACCGGGGCTGCCCTGCGGACCAGGGATGCCTAGAACCTGGATGCGCCCAATGCCAGCGGTGGCATGGATCTTGATCGGGACGGCATGAAGCGGGGATGGCCCAAAGGGGCTCGTGCTAGACTGGGTCATAACACACCTCGCGTCACGGGCAGCTGGACGGGGATTTCCAAAGAGAAGCCCAAGTGCAGTGGCGGGTCGAGATCGGTGCGCACGAGATCAAACATCACAGTGCCTGGCTGCATCTGTGCCGTTGCATCGGCCGGGATCATGATCTCCAGAAGATAATCGCTCCGCCGGAGCAGCGTGCCCGCAGCACTGCTCAAAGCTGCCAAGAGGTTTAGTGATGAGGGTTTGAGGCGGACATGGGCAAGCAATGCAGTGCCCTCAGGGAACACCGGCGCCTCGGTCTCGATCTGCAAACGGTAGGTGTAGCCGATCACAATGGCCGGCCCCATGACAAACCCGCTGCTCATGGGCGCCACCCGCAGAGCCTCGCCCCGATCTCATTATGCGCGACAATCTGGGAAAGCGTTCCCTCGCTGAGCACATCTTTACTGGACGGGCGGATGGGTTCAGCCCAATCACAGTCCTCGCGCAGCGCGCGCGGATTAATCCCGCATCCAGCGGTCAGCACGGCGCTCAAGGTCAGGCCGATCAGAGCTTTGGATGTCATGGCGGAGTTCCCTAGCGGTTTGCATGGATCTGATGCGGGCATCAGCACGGCGGATGGCATAGCTGGCTTCAGCCGCCTTACGTCCCTTCAGGAAAGCGAGTCCAAAAGCCGTGAGGAACGCGAAGGCAACTGCGCCGTAAAAAACGAGGCGCCTGCCAAGTCCCGCGAGAAGAGCATGGACAAAGCCCATCATGGCGTGCGCCCTGATCGGTGATCCTCGATCCGCGCTGCACGCGCCTTTAATGCGTAAAAGATGACACCAACAAACACGGCCAGCCCAACCCAAGGCAGGGCGGCCGATACCCATTCTTGCACCTCAAAGAGCGCAATCATACGCGCCGCCAAGGTCTGCGCCTGTTCTGCCTCGGCCAAGGCGGGCGCTATCTGGGCGCCAAGCGTGCCAGCTGCGCCAAGAACGCCTAGCCCAATTTGGGCATCAGCGGCCGCGATAATGCGGCTTTGCTCTGGGCGGCCCGTTGCGCGCTCAGGCGCAACCTCGCGTGGGACGGCACGCTCTAATGCATCTGCGAGCGCCACAGTGATGGCTGGCACCAATGGCAGAGCATGATCATCGCAGAAGGCCAGAATAGCCGCGCGCGTCCGGGGGCCCATGATCCCGTCAACGGTTCCGACTTCGTAATAGCCAAGAGAACGCAGACGGGTCTGGACGTCGCGGATGCCAATTGTGACGGCTGGCGCCACATTACCCGCCCGTCTGACCCCCAAAAGCTTTGAGACCGGATAGCGTTTCACATTGACCGCATCATTCTGGTTGCCGCCCAACCCCCAGACCCAAGGCCCCTCGATCCGATCAATAAAGAAGACATGTCCCTGCCAGCTGGAGGCCCCACGCGGGATCACAGCAATATCGCCGGTTTGTGCGTCAGCAATCTCTACTGGCACACCCCAGTCGAGATAAGAGCGTGCCGTCAGACGACGAGTCGACCGGATGCCTGCCCGCTCAAGGCAGTGGCCCACAAAAGCCGCACACCAAGCGACGCTGTCGTGTTCGACCCATTCGTGGCCGACAGAGGCATACATCGCCATGATGGTAGGGTTGTCCTCTAGGCCAGGGCCCTCTGTCGTGCCGATATAGCCACGCGCAATCTCAAAAGGCGTCATGCTGGTCTCCCATTGCAAAAAGAAAGGCCGCCCCGAAGGGCGGCGCGTGAAGGTTCAGTCATATTGGTGGAGCCCGGCTTACTTCTTTTTACCGAGCCAGGCTGCGAGCAGTGTTTCTGCACCGCGCGGCCCAAGGTAGGCCAGCGTTGCCACAAACCCTGTGCTCACAGGCTGGGTCAGCCCCATGTAACTGGCCGCAGAATCGCCAATCAGTGCCATGCCCACGGCGACGGGTATCTCCCAGAGAAGCTCTTTGCCAAAGAAGCGTCGCTTGCCCAATTTCACCTCCCCTGAATGATACATCAGCCGCCCCGTAAAGGCGCCGATCAGCGTGGTGAGAGCCCCCCCAAACAGGTTGTTGATCATCTCGATAAAGCTCTGGTCCTGCATCGCCGGCGTCTTTCGTCGTAGGTGGTAATGAACTGAGTGCCCGGCCCGGCTTAATACTCCCCACCGTCTAGGAGGGCCCCAAAGGCACTATCGGTGACGTCGCGGATCTTCAGGGTTGGCGGTGTGGTGCTGGTATCAAACCACAGCATGCCAGGTGCCGTGGCCGAGGGGGCAGTCGCGCCGCTGCTGGTTGATCTGAGAGCAGCAACCACCTGGTTGATCTGCGCACGCACGGCCGCGCCATTGTCGTTGATAATCACAAAGCTCGGTGCTTGGGACACTAGGCCACCTCATCTGCTATGAGCCGCAGCTCCGACACAATTGGCGTGAATGCCGGATCATTGGTCCTGAGCCATGCCCGGGCTTCAACGGCGCGCGCCTCGATTTCACTGTTGTCGATGCGCCCCCAAGAGCCCCAGAGCGGGTTTGTCCCCGCCGGATCATCATCGGTTTCGCGGATTTCAAGCACGACATCGATATCAGCGCCTTCTGAGCCGTCGAAGTCAGCCCAAGCATCAATCAGCGTCATGCGATCATCAATGTAATCAGAGAGCGCTGACGCCCCAACCAGGATATCCGAGCGAAGCCGCACGCGTTTAAGTGTGCCAAAGTCGAGACGCGTGCCGAACTGGTAAAGCCCTTCACGCGCCAGCACAACCGGACTGCCCGTGGCATCTGTCCCGGTCTCAAGCGTAAGCGTTCCAGCCGCGGCCAGAAGACCGGTCTTCGGACCCAGAAAGAGCGGATCGGCTGCAAGGGTGTTGAGCTGCGCAAAACTCAGGATCTGGACGCCTTTGGTCGTCACCGTGCTGACCGGACCAATCCTTCCCTCGCTATCCTCAGCGCGCAACAAATAAGCGCCGGGCTTCAGAGGCACAACCGCGATGGCCTCCCCGCCCGAGACCCGATCCATCAGCGTCGAGTTCGCCCAACTCGCAGTCACATCCTTGCTATGGCGGATGATGACACTGCCACCAACCCGCACATCCACATCGACAGCACGCTGCCATTTTAGAACTGCCAACCCTCCAGCAGACTGGATGGTCAAACCTTCAAGTGCCGCCGGCGGGGCCGTCAATCCCACGACCTCCCGCGTGCCCTCACGCCAAAGAGAAGAGACACCCAAAACGGATACGGCCTTGACGCGGAAATCCCATTGGCCCGGTGCAATGTCGCGGAGTTCCATCAGCGTGCCGGTCGTGCGCCCATAATCCTGCCACTCCCCGCCATCCCGGCGGGCCTCAAACTGGTAGCTCTCGACAAAGCCACTTTGCGCCTCCGTCCAGCGCACGCGCAAAAGCACCTTTACGGCAGAGCCATCGCGGGTGACATAAAGCTCCTCCTCGCCCTGCGGTGCGCCAGGCGGCGCAATATCAAAGGCCGAGGGCAGCGTTGTGCGCGGTGCGGCCGCATAGATCTGTGCCTCAGAGGCATCCCAGTCATAAACCAAGGGCGATGTCTCGCGCAGGACAAGCTCAGGCGCAATGCGCGCGCCATTTCCGATCTGGGTGAGGTCTAATCGGACTGACTGCACCTCAAACGGCTTTCCATCAGGCATAGCCGCGCCACCAAAACCCCAACGGTCATATTTGAAGAAGGCCGTCTCACCAGCCCCCACCCGCCAAGCCTTCAGCTTACCGCTGATCTTCAACATCTGCTGACGACGGTTGCGCTCAAGTTCGATCTTGGCCAGCCGCTGCGCAGCAGACGCCGAGATGGTAAAGGGCAGCGCAATATCGCGCCAAACCTGTTCCCCACCATCTTCCAGCCGGTAGGTTTCAGAGGCATAGGCCGGAAAGTCATCAGGCTGCCAGTCATTCTCGGGACTGACGAACTGGCCGCGCACAGCGTTGAAGTTCGCACTGCGGCTTTGTCGCGTCGTCAGCGCAATGCCCCCTTCTCGGACATCATCGCTGGTCAGTATCTCTGTTGGGATACGGTACGCACCTGCCCGCATGTGCCACTGGCCCGCCTGCCAAATGCAGCGCCCGGCCATGGCGGTGAGCATGGCCTCAATAATGGTTTTCGGCGTCTCTGAGAGCGACACAACCCCATTGCAGCTATACCGCGGCTCGCTACCACCACCAGACAAGGGGATCTGCTCATCACAGATATTGGCAGCCTCAATCAAACTGCCGCTCTCAATGCCGTCGGCAACCCCGATGCCGGCGCCAATACCATAAATGGTATGGGCCATGTAGTCCGCCACGCAGAGCGCCGCGTTTTCCGAATAGCCGCGCGCACCCGTGCGTGGATCAAGAATATCGTCTTTACCCTCCAAATCGACCGTGATGTTCGGAATTCCCCCAGGAAAGGCGTCTGGATCATAACTCAGCCGCAGATAAATCGCAGCGCAGCCTGCCAATCGATGCGCGGGCGTCCAAAGATGCGGTGCCGCAGCAATAAGACCCGCAAAGGCAGGTTGGTCGGCGCCACCAAGCCGTTTCTCGACTGCGAGCTTTCCCGCCCACCGGCCTAATGGCGTGCCAGAGGCATTTATCGCCATCTCACCTTCGAAGTAGATGGCACCGATCGACTTCACGCAATGCGCGGCAAGCACCACGACCAAATGAAGATCTTTGTCCTTTTCGCCAGTCGAATGCAGAAAGGTAATCACACCTCCCTTGCGCGTCCGCCCATAAACCATCTGGCGCGGCATCACAGGCTCGCGCACTGTGACCGTGCGGGCCTGCAACTCGATCTGCCCCACAGAAGGTTCCGGCATCATCGCTTGCGCCGCACCTGAGAGCAACATCGAGGCACCGAAGTTTGCAGCAAAGCTTATAAGCCCGCCCGCCGCAAAAGCCGCGGTGATGCCGCCAGCCGCGATCGCCGCGCCGCCAAGGGCAACAGCACCAATGACAAGAGGCGGCATGGATCATGTTCTCCAAGCAAGACGACAAACAGAGAGCGGCAAATCTGTGAGCCCATCAGGACTAATGAAGACAACCTGCCCCCCTAGGCAGACGCCAAAGGCCTCAGGGGCCCCGCCAAGGACCAAATCACCTCGCTGCGCCAAGAGCACCGTTTCCAGCGGCAGGCCAAGAAGTGCCCGTCCCCCCTCTTCCAGCGATGACCACCCAAGCTTTTGCATCACACGTGACGCACCAACTGGCGTGGTATAGCGACCCCGCCAGAGATCGGCATGGTCAGGGCCGCCCATCAGATCGCGGCGCAGATCAAAGGCCCAAGTGGCGCAGTCGTGACGGCCCCAGACAAACGGCCGTATTCGGGCCTCTAGTATGGCAGCGGCAAGGCGCTGCTCCCAATGAGGAATACGCGACATGGTGCTTATCCCCGCCCCCAGGTGATCTCGCGGTCCTGAATGGCGGTCACATGCGCAAAGCCCAGATCACCTGGGAAGAGCACCTGCTGGCTCTCATGGGTATAGCGCCAGTTGCGCGGTGTGCCGAGATCGATCAACCGGCTCTCATAGGAAATGGTGATTGTGCAGGTTGAGCCATCCTCGCTGATCTCGGGCACATCGAGACGCCCCGAGAAGGCTTGGACGGGATCTGCAATCACATCGAGCTCTGGTGTCAAAAGCGCAAGCCAAATACGCCCCGTCTGCCCTTGCCGCGCCTCGTCAATAGCAAGCCTGATAAGATCAAGTGGCACGCCTGAGAGAGAGACGCTCGTACCAGAGGCCACGACTTCTGAGGTTTCTTCCAGAGCGCCCAGGCCAATGAGCGCGCCCGCACCGATCCAGGTTTTGCCATCCCAGACAATATCGCCTGAACCAGTCCACACCCGCACCCAGCCCGAGGCAAATTCCCCTTCAAAGAAAATGGCAGGATAAAGCGCACCGTTTTCTAATGCAGCGAGATAACCAACTGTTGCAGCACGCGTCATAGGGCCTCTCTTGCCGTGAAGGTGAACTGGAATTTGCCGGCCCGCCCAATCCGGGATGGAACGGGTTCTGTGAGCCGCAAAACCAGTTTTGGTGTCTCAACTTGCACAGGTGCACCGTTGGCAGGGGACGTGCGCAAACGT